TGGGTCGCCCATTATTGTTTCATTGGTCATTGTTGTGTCTCCCCTTTTATTCCAGAATTCTTCAATCTCAGCCGCGACAGCGCTCATTAGCTGCGCGTCCATTGGGAGGCCCTCGCGCTGCATGATATATGCTAGTTTATGGCTAGCCTGCTCTGCTCGGTTGCGTTCATTGATTGATTTTTCTATAGTGTTACTCATCATCTTTCTCCTTTACTCTCAAATAATTGTATGTAACATTTTTAAAGCCTTCACTAAATGCTAATGGACAATTAAGCTTAAATGATTCTTTATCACTATCTTTAACAAACTGTCTCATTTTAGAACCACTAATTCCAGAAACATCGTCGCTTTCATCTCTTTTTCCGACAGACATTACTTCTATTTCTTTAAAATTAAAATCAAAATGATTATAATTATTTAGTAAGCGCTTATATTCTTCAACACGATCTTCACCACACACAAAAATCAATTTGTCATAATTTGGTGAAGCCAGTGTTAGATGTTGAATAAACGATGGATATTGTGATGAGGCTTTAACGAAATTCATAGTCGTATATGCTTTAGACAATATGTTGAATTTAAAGTCTATATCCAACGGATTTTTATTCTTATCATTAGAATGACTTAGTACAACCATAGTTTCTGCATGTTTATATTTAATTCTGGTCTGTCGCATAAGATTGAACAACAACTCATGCCCAAGTGTTGGTGGATTAAATCTACCATATGTGAATATTAAAGTTTTCATGAATGTCTCTCAAAGTTTGCGTAGCTAAATGCTTTTCTATTAACAAGCTTTACTGGCGTATTGTCATTGAGCCTAGTGACAAATCCTTCATGACCACATGAAACATCGTTGATACTTTTGATCAGACCATTTCGTCCATATGTTTTATCAAGCATACTAATTAAAAATTCTTTAGCAGCTTTAACTTTCAAATATAGGATTACAAATTCTTCGTTGTTAAAAATATCTTGTAGATTATAAATTGTTAGTTCTTCATTATTTCTAATGAGTTTATTTACGAGCACTACATTTTTTGGGTCTGGCTTAAAGCTTTTAGCACATCTATTAAAATTCGCAAGACTGTAAAGGAATGATGATAGTTTACCGTCTCCACCTCTTCCTCGAGAAACACTCGTTTGTGGAGCATAGAAACTTCTATCCAATTGCGGCGTTTTTAAAACGTTATCACTAATAGATGTACTGCTTTTCAGTTGAGTGTCATAATGTGTATGAAGTGCTATACCAATGTCATAGTAAACTCGGTGCGGTGAATCAAATTTATATGTTATAGTGTTAGGTGTGAAAGTGTTTGTTCCATCGAGATTACTACCAAGAAATAACAAATCTCCTTGGATGATTGATGATTGATGTGTTACCGAAAGATCATTATGAAACAGATCTTCTAATAGTGGAAATATATACGTGAGCTTATTTACCAGTTCCGGTGATTTGCCGTGGTTTCTAGTAATGTCTTCCACATTATAATTAATCTTTGGCGTCTTATTAAAAAATGATTTAGTTGCAACGAAGAACTTATTCTCAGTTGGACATGTTCCAAACAATACGGCAGGAGCACCATCGTATTTGATAGAGAACGAGTCCTTATAATAAAGAACATCAATAATATCATTGAGAGCATCGGTCCCGCGAAGTATCAAAAGATCTTCGAGATGTGGAATGTGATCAATCTTATTCATATCAAATCCAATCTGGCTTTTCGCGTTTTTTCCACGAATGCAGATGTGCTTTCGCGGTCTTGTAATATTCACGATAATTGGCAACTACATCAGATGTTTTAAATTCATCTGGCATGCATGATGGTGGTTCTGTCCAACCCTGCTTCTGTAATCCATACGGAGGGCTCTGCAGAAGATATGCTAACTTAGTAATAGTTGCATGAGTCTTACCGTAACGATAAGTGTACTCACTACCAAGTGCATACATGTGTTCTACCAACCAGTTATAATTTTGCACCGAAGTGCGAGCCCACACTGAAGATGGATGATTGGCATGAGTAGCTTTATATAATATTGGCTCTCGTTCATCAACCAAAAGCATATGTTTCCGAGAGCCAATTTTTCCATTCGATTTTTCATACGACTGAATTATCTGAGTGCCGTCTAATACACGATGGGCGGTAGACAACATTTGAGCAGTTTCGACGATCATCTTAACTACATGCTTGTCCACCATCCACTGCGCACAGAGAACTGGTGATTTATCTAAATAGAATATGTTCATATGCTCTTATAAACAATTCTCATTCAAATGTCAACTATCTTTTAAAAATAGTAACAATTATCCATATCAAAATTATCAATATTGCAATACTAAATGGAATAATGATGGGCGACAATACCCAAAACCAATTCCAGGCAACATATCCTGTAAGTTTTAGCGTAATGAATACGATAGTAAGTAGTCCTAAAAATCCTACGCCACCGGTGCTAGATGAAGATGTGTTGTTAGCCATTTATTTTACTCCTGGTTTGTTTAAAAAGAATGCCGGTGTAAAGCCGTTAAAACCACCACCCATGCACAAATGTCGTTTCATATTTAATAATGTTTCACGATCTTTAGATTGAATAATAGTAATATCAGTTTTATTTTCTACGAGTGTATTATCAATAATTTTATAGCTCATTTAAAATCTTTCATTTTATCTCTAAGTTCATCATTAATTCTTTTACCAGTCGGCGTTTGATCCATTATAGCAACATCGTCATTTAAAACTCGTTGTGCACTATCTTCTAGATCATAAAATTTCATTCTACTCTTATCTAGTCCAACAAAAAATCTCCTATCCTTTGACATGTCTGAATATCTGTTTTTAAGTTGCTTCACCATAACTTGATTTAATTTTTCCATCTCTTCAGATGTAACTAGAGCGAACATTAAATCGGCAGTGGCTGGAAGTCCAAAACTATTCTTTGTTAATATGTCATTACAGTAGAATAGATTATCACCAGACACAGAAAGATCGACTGTTTCCAGTTCTCCAAGCTCTGTGATTTCAACAATAGTATCATTATAATCTATAGTAGCATCTGAGAGTGTTTGCTTTTCTATTTTCTCATTTTCCAATTTAACAAGAAGATCGGTCAATTGCTCCAAATCAATCTTACCAACTGGATAACCATTTTCCATCAAGTACTCTGCTTTAGCTAAGCATGCTAAATAAATATTACTCATCACGGTTCCTACTATTAAGATTATCACCGACACTTAATCCGGTTTCGATTGATATTCTGCCACGCTTTGTTGGAAATACATGATCTTTGCTTACAATTATTTCTTTGCCAGCTGATGTTTTTATCTTATAACAGTCTTTGAGTTTCGAATGATGAACCATATGTACAGTTTTATATTCATCGTTAGATACAATCTGATCACCAACGACAATTTCTTTGATCATTTTAGAACTACCATCACGCAGTTCAATCATTTCATCTTCGAAGATACATTCAGATGTATCGGTAATTTCAATATCGCTTGAACCATATCCAGCTCGAGTAACCTGTGTAGCACTAATGATAGGAACGTTGTGTTCAACGGCAAGTCCACGAAGTTCTTCGGCAATCGACTTAATCATCGTGTACGAGTTAGCATTAGCACCGGCCTTAATTCTGACTGATCCGCATAGATTGATGTAATCGATATAGATGATGTCTGGTATAAAATTCTTCTTAATTTTTAATTCATTAAGAAGATGGCGAAAGTGATTTGCATGGGCTGTTGAAGTTGGATATTCTTTAATGATAAGCTTGCCCATAGTTCTGGACTTTAGCTTAGCAATCATTTTATCGTAGTAGGCTTTTGGAGTTTTATCCAAATCGTCCATGGTAATATTTAGAAGATTGGCATCTATTCTTTCTGCAATCTTTTCTTCGGCCATTTCGAGCGTGATGTATAAGACATTCTTATTATCCACAAGATTGCCAGCTGCCATGTGGCACATTGCCAAACTTTTGCCCGCCCCTATACCAGCAAGTATGATTGTAAGTGTTTTTCTAGAAACACCGCCCTTAGTGATATTATTAAAATGCTCAATGTCGAATGGTATTTTCGCTTCAGCTAAATGATAATACTCGAATCTCTCTTCAGAATTTTCTAAATAATCATGACCGATATCAGTATCAAACGACACCGCTAAAGCATCACTTAGAATTTGTGGAATAGAACCCTTAGATAATGGATTTTTGTCATCATCGTCATCGATAATTTTGATTGAATCCATGATCGCATTGTAGAGAGCTTTGTCTTGACAGAATTTCTCTGTAGTATCTGTAAGCCAAACCATCTGTTGTTCGGTATATTCTAAAGTCTTGGTCTTTTCGACACACTCTTTAAAAACGTGTTCCGGTAAAGATACTTTATCTATGTCCAGAAGCAATGCTTCCTTTGTTGGAGAGGCATTGTACTTCTGGAAATAGTGTTCTATTAATTTATAAAGAACTTTATCAGCATCGTTATGAAAATATTCTGGCTTTAAAAATGCTATCGTCTTTCTGACGTAATCTTCATTATATAACAAACTACTTAATATAATATTTTCAATGCTCATATTGATCCTTCGTGTTGAATTCTATTAGCTAACTATATATACTAAGTTACTCGTTTTCGTCTTCCAAATTATCATAAACTTCTTCAGAATCATCTTCAATCAAAGCACCATGAGATACTGAGTATTTCGCTTTAACAAAGTCTTTAAATTTCTGATCCGCAAGAATTGGCTTCCAAAAATCAGCAGTGTCAGTAGCTTGAATCTTTATGCCCTTTTCATCAAATTCACCAGTCTCTTGATCTACTTTTGAATATCTACCGTTCTTCGGTTTCGTAACGTGACCAGATTCGAGAGCCATATCTAACAAACCAGACCATTTAGAAATACCACCCTTGAATTTCACTGTAATTGGAATCTTAGATTTTTCTTTAACGTAGCGAGATTTTTCAACATTGATAATGAAGTTATATCCCATAAGATCTTTACCATCTTTATCCTGCTGACGGCCGATAATGAACACGTTATCTGATGAATACATGCCACCAGTACCACCAGATACGATTGGTTTACTAAACATTTCCATAGTCATGTAAACGTGATTTACAACGATCATTGGAATATCTTTGAGATTTAGATGTGGTGTAACCATTCTGAAGAACGATTTAAGCTGCTTAGCACGAGTCATGTCAGCAACAGATTTACCGTCAAGAGCGTCGTCGACTTCTTTCTTAGATGCCATGTTGCCGATAGAATCGATGAGAACTATTAGATGTTCTCCACGGATAATATCTTCCAATTGAGTCATAACGTCGAACTTCATCTGTTCGATGTTAGTCAGTGGTGTGTGGATAACTCTTTCCATGTCAATACCAACAGCTTCAAAATATGATTTTGGTGTACCAAATTCTGAGTCATAAAATAACAATACGGCATCTGGATATTTGTCCATATATGCTTTGGCTGAAATCAGAGAGAACAAAGTTTTAAAGTGACGAGACGGACCAGCCCACTGAGTAAGTCCAGGAGTGAGTCCACCATCAAGATCACCAGAATACGCAACATTGATTGCTGGGATTTGAGTTTGGATCATATCCTTTTCATTAAAGAATTTTGATGTCGACAATATCGAACTTTCTTTAATTGTAGAATTCTTTTTAATTTTTTCTAGTAATGACATGTTATGTATTCTCTCCGTTTAATATATTTTGTAATCTGTTAATAAATTGGTCAATCTTTTTTTCACGTTCTGGCCATAGAATATATTTGCTCTTATCAGAATCTTTTTTAAGATTCGTTAATAATGGATAAATGGCATCATACATTTCTTTAGCCTTGTCTCTATTATCGAATTCGCTCGATATAAATTCGTCATCTACGGCACTAAAACCGAAATCATTTTCATCATTCATAAATAATTTTTCCCAAATGAAACTCTTCATCATCCTCATTGAAAATTGCCAGCTTGATGTTCTCTTCAAACTCTAACTCTCTGCCCATATTAGATATTTTTGTGTTGTCCGAACGTTTCAGCAGTTTGACTAATTCGTCACAGTCTTCGGCAGTGTATATTGGACCAATTCTCATAATTAATCTCCAAAAAAGCTATCAAGGTTTGATGTGTGCTCTGCTTCCCAGCCTATCGATTTAAGGATAGCCGACAGTGGGTCAAGAAACGATTTAGTAAATTGCAAATCGTAATTGATATATTTTTGTATATTGAATTCCTCTGGAAGTTCATCCGGACACGATAGCACATTAGAAAAATGTGGGTTCGGAGCTTTAAGATAACAAAATCTTATTTTGTCGCCGCTTCCTATCTCTTCATATTTATTACGAATGTCGTGTTCTTCTATCAATCTATTGAACAAAATTGAACCTTTTACGTGTATCGGAGTTTTCTTTAGGAATCCCGTACGTGTATTCCATTTAGCTATATCACTAATTCCTCTTGGAAATGATATCTCAGCAAAGTTCTTATTTTCGAATTCGGTTCTAAATTTAGAAACATGGTCCTGCAAATCCTTTTCTTCCGCCGACATGATCAAAGAGATTGAATGCTTAATTGCAGTTCTACATACAAGTGGTGTAGATGATTTAATAGCTTCAATGCCAGACATTTTTAATTCTGGTATTGCGTACTCAACACCCTCGAGATTGTAAACATTAAGAATATATCTTTTCTTGGCTGTCCATATTGCTTTATTAGCAATACACTCTCTGGCCATTTTCATTTTCTGAGATTTAGCATTCATCATAATAGCTAATTCAGAATAGAACTTTTCAATTTGTACTTCCATTTTCTCAGAACAGAACTTATCAAGAATTCTAGTTATTTCCAAATCGCTTTTATCGGATATTCCAACCTTTTGAACTAGTCTATCGAGTGTAATATAGACAGAGTCAGTATCACTCGCAATAACAAAATCTACATTCTTAGTACCTATAAGCTTATTGAGATATTCATTAAGTCTATCTGCAATCCAACGAATAGATAACTGTCCAGACATCGTAATAGCTTCAGCATGGTTAATATCATACCATCTGAAATATTTATTTCCAAGCGCACCATAAGCACTGTTCAGCTGAATTTTCTTAGCCATCTGTAGATTATTAAATTTAGCAATTAGTTTCTGCAATTCCCATGTTGGATTTTTTTGATTTTTCTGTTTTACATCAAACATTAATCTCTTGTATTTGTTTCTGTCCTCATACATTTTTTCCATCAAAGCCGGTAAAAATCCCTGCTTGTCTTTCGTATAATAACATCCATTCGCAGCCCATGAGTGGTCATTATCTCGTATAATTTTTCTTTCAAGTAGTTTGTCTATAGTATTAAAAGAACTAACTCGACCAGCAAATGTCTCTGGACTAATATTATATTGCATGATAAGGTGTGGATATAGTGAATTTAAATCGAATGATACTACCCACTTATGCATACCAACGTGCGGAGCCTTAACATATCCGCCCACTAGAGGCCCACCGAGGCCACTATCTCTATTATTCGGTATGACTATACCATCTTCCAGCAGATAATTGTGTATCATCACATCCCACTGGCGCACAGATGCAAGAGTATCATTATAGTTTACTTTTGCATCATATGCAAGAGCGAAGACTAATTCAATTAGTTTAAGCTTGTCTTCTAGTTTAAAAATCAAATCAACGTCGTGGATATTATATTCGGTGAATTTCTGTGGATTTTTTTCATACAAATCATCAAGGTTGATGTAGTCCGTATAATCTAGCTTCGTCTCACCCAATTCGACTTCACATATGTGAGCTAGTGTATATTTTTCTCGGCTCTTGTATGTAAACTTTTTGTAAAGTTGCATATAGTCCAATACGCTGATACCAGCCAATTGATATGATGGGCAGAGTTTGCCTTTGATCATAACTTCGTAAGCGATCAGGTTACCCCATGGGCTAAGTTCTTTAGCATGTCTTTCACCAAGAACTCTGATAATTCTATTAACGAGATATGGAATATCATAGAATTCTACGTTCCATCCAGTAATTACATCAGGGTCTAAGAGCTTCCAAACCTGAATGAATTTTAATAGTAGATCTTTTTCATTTTTACAATGATAGTATGTAAGATCGTCTTGATGTTCTGTAAATTCTTTAACACCAAAGGTATATCTGTGAATGCCTTTACGAAGTGTTATCGCCGTAATTTCATTTGGAGTCGTTGTAACACCTGTTGCGATATCGACTCTATTCTTCATAGAGTTTTCGATGTCGAGACCAACAACAGAAATCAGTTCAGGATCATATTCAATCATACCCTTGTAGTTATCAAAGATGTAAGTATACTGATATTGTGTCAGACCATAGATTGGAAAATTCGATACATCGCTATAAGCTTTAACATAATCTCTAGCCTCGCGAATTGTATTGAAATTTTTCTTATCGACATATTTTCCATCCAAAGTTTTGTACTGTGTCTCGACAGGTGAATTGACAAACAGATATGGTGAATATGCAGATGTTTCTCTAAATGGCTTTCCCTCTCTTACACCTTTAGTATAAATTTTGCCTCGATGAAGCCAGACATTAGTGTAGAACATAGGGAATCCTCAATGAATAAATAGTATGTATATTATATATTACGATAGGAGAAATGATGTGGAAACAAATCCAGTAAAATTATTGCAAACAAAATCTGGTGTAAATCCAGACGGTGCTTTTGGACCAAATACATTTAGAGCAGTAACCAAGTTTTATAAATTATCGAAGATCAGATCAGCGCATTTCTTTGGACAATGTTCTCATGAATCTGCAGGTTTAACAAAATTCAGCGAAAATTTAAATTATTCCGAATCAGGTCTATTAAAGACATTTGGAAAATATTTCAATGCCGCTACAGCTAAAAAATATGCACGTAATCCTGAAATGATTGCAAATAGAGTATATGCAAATAGAATGGGTAACGGTGATGAAAAATCTGGCGACGGATGGAAATATCGTGGTCGTGGTGCTATTCAACTAACTGGTAAAAATAACTATACGGCTTTTGCTAAATATTTAAAACGTCCAGATATTCTTAAAAATCCTGATATTGTTGCAACAGAACTTGCATTCGAGTCTGCAAAATTCTTTTTTGATTCAAATGGTCTATGGACTATCTGTGATAGAGGAGTAAATCGTAGTGCAATTATCGATCTCACAAAGAGAATCAACGGCGGCATTCATGGTTTAGATGATAGAATTAATCAAACAGTTAAATTTTATAACTGGCCATAATTACAAAAAAGAGCGGGAAAACAAATCTCCCGCTCTTTTTTTGTCTTTTATCCGAGTCCAATAGTACCAAGGAACATGCAAAGCATGAGCACACTAACAATAAGTGATGACACGTTTGCTACGCTTGTGATATGTACAACATTACCCATTAGTTTTAATCTTTACGGTTTTAGGTTCTACTGATTTAGTTTTATCAACAGTAACAGTTAGAAGACCGTCTTCCATTTTAGCATCGATTGAATCGATGTCTAAGAAATCACCCATTTGGAATTTCTTTTCGAAAGATCTATTAGCCACACCGCGGTGGATGTATGTGCTTAGATTTTCAGGATCTTCAGTTTCCACTTTATCCTTATTACCTACAATACTTAATACACGATTTTCAACACTGATCAATATATCAGAATCTGCAAAGCCAGCAACAGCCAATTCAAGCTTATAGCCATCATTAGTTTTGATGATGTTGTGTGGTGGATATGAGTGTCGTAGTGGGAGGGTTTTTGTTAGAGATTCTAGGTCTCCAAAAAATTTGTCAAAACCAACAAAAAACTCAGTGAATCCGTCACTGAACGAGAGTGCTTTATTAATCATATGATCTCCTGTAAAAGCAAGATTTATAGTATGCCTAACCAATTATGCATTAGGCATACTATATATACATTGAGATCATAATTCTACGATTTTATCAATCATAAAACGCGGATTTTCATCATTATATCCACGAGGATTAGACATGATCCGGCATGAGCCGAGTTCATAATCATTGTTATGATGAACGTGACCATGAGTCCACATTTTGATTTGTGGACGATCTAGTATAAATTCACTTAGATCGGAAGCATATCCACCATTCATCACAAAATCATTCGCGTATTTCTTGCCAATAGATAATGTACTTGGCGCATGATGTGTAAGCACAAAGCACTTATCATGATCGCCAGTGTTTTTATCAATAAATTTCAGTGCCGCGTCGTGCATCCGAGATGCGTCATATGGTTGAAATTTACGATAAACACCATCGTGATTTACTTGAACGACTCGAAAATCATTCATCTTATTCTTTATAAGAGACATAGTAATAGGATCATTCTTATTCATATCAGTCCAGAGCGTAGTTCCTAGAAATCTAACATCTCCAACTTCAACATATTCGTTTTCTAGTATATTAATATTTGGCAGATGTGCTAGAGTTTCACGAAGAGTTTGCTCAGTCTTATTTTGAATGTATTGATATGACTCATGGTTGCCCATGATATAAAGAACGTGTTCAAATTCATTAGAACAGTATTCAAAGAACTCTTTGAACCGTTGACCGTAAGCATAATATGGTGAATCTTCAGATCTTGAAAATGGCATAGCAGTACATATGTCTCCACCGAGGATCAGAAGATCACTGCCGGCATTCTTAATTCTGAATTGACTTTCAAATTCTAGATGAAGATCACTTACAAATTGTATTTTCATGTGTGTCTCCTTTCTGATTCCTTTATCATGGCTTCTGCAATTTTAAATGCGCTTTTGGCCCAAAGTGTAGCAATTTCGTCTGGAACACCACCATCAAGACCTCTGACCTTTGATACGTCAAAGGTCGTTAAAGCCTGAGCAGCAAAATAATCCAATTGACTTATCCCAGTTTCCATGTTATGCATCGACTCGAGAGGAAATGCTCTATTATATTTACTCAATGTCTTTATCCAATTTTGTTTGTATTTCGAGATAGAAGCGGTGGTACTTAGCCATCCGATTGATGTCCTTTTCTGTAACACCCTTCAATCTGCGGATATCACTGTTATGCATAAGATCAGCCATTTTGACTTTCATTGCGTCTTTGTTTGCAAACACTTGCAGTTTGTATTCATCATAGGAATAACCATTTTGCTTTGTCATGGCACGAATTCCACTTACGACACGTTTGGAAAAGCCAGCTTCTTCAAGATCATGCCATGTGGTTTTCGTATCTTCAATGATGTCGTGGCCAAGTGCGATACACTGTAGCTCTTCGTCATCGCTTTTGAGATTATGCATGACCTGGAGACAATGT